AGCAGCGGTCCTTCACCCAACTCATCTCGATCCAGTTCGGTATTCTTCGTCTGGTGCTGACGCTGACGTGCTCCCAGCCGGTTTCCTGGCCATCGGCCACGACGATGGTGAGTTTTTCCCCGCACGGCCCAGGCACAGCGTCAAACGCGCCATAGCTCGCGCCCTCGGGGCTCGCCATCAGGCCTGTGACGATACGATAGTGTTCCAGGTGCGGATCGATCTGCATGTTTGCTCTGGAAAGGGTGTTGGCCAGATGACAGTGGATTGCGAGCGGATTTCATGCGCCCGTGATCTACCCGAAAACGAGAATCTCCGGTAGATTGCGTCTCGCTCGAAGACCAAAAAGAGACCGGGGTGGGGTACGGACAGGGTTCCCCACCCCGGTTGCGTAGCACCCTCGGTGTCTCTTTGTGGGTTCTTCGTGATAGAGGCCAGTCAGATCACGAAGATCGCAGAGGACCACCAAGAGTGCGTGCGGAAGAGTGCGTGCGGACTTGTGCGGTCTCTTCCGCGAGATGCGTATATCACATAAGCTATACGCGGAAAGTCTCTCACCCGACTTAGCGGGGGAACCTCTCGGGGTTTCCCCCAACTTCTTGCGAGGTTACTGTAACCCGTAGCGCTGGAAGAACTCGTCTGCCGTGGGGGAAGGACCAAGTACCCTCGTCAAGTCCTCGTAGAGCTTTCTGGTCACGATGATCCCCCTGGGGTCCTCCTCGATATGGAGAACCAGCTTGGGGACGCCCTGGATCATCTCCTTGGTCATCCCCTTGACGGTGCATTCGAAGCTGCCGTCTTTCGGGTCGAGCATCTCCATCAGGTCTTCTGCCGAGAGATAGAAACTCGTGCTGTGCGAAGCAGGTATGGTCGTCATCTTTGTCATTGCCCTTCATCGATCTTGCGGAACGTCCGCTCGCGGCCCAATAGCCGCTGCATGGTGACATCGAAATTGGCTTTGGCGATAAGCAATCCTTGGCTCGGGCTCCCACCGGCAAGTCTCAGGTCGGTCAATAGCTGATCGATCAAAAGGGTCGCGGTGTTCAGCGCTTCGGAAAGCTGGGTCCTCTGGTCGCTCAACTGGGCAATGTTGGTGCACGCGATGCGCAAGGAGGTCTGGAGGCGCGCCACCTCGTCAACCATGTCTTTCAGGTCCTCGCTGTGCTCCTGGTCCGTCATGGTGTCCGTCATGCTCACTTACGTATCTCTTGCATGGCGCAACTCCAAGCGCCCTTCGCAAGTTTAACCTTGTCCGAGAGCGCCATCCCCTCGGGCATCCACACCAGCAGCGCCTCGATCAGTTGCACCGAGCAGTCGAGCGCGCGGATGATCCTGGCGTTGCCCAGCCGCATCTCAGTAAGCTGTGCCGCACAGTCGGTGCGTGCGGCCTGGAGTTCCGCTTGGGCGGCCCTGAGTTTCTCTTCCAGGCGCGCGATCTTCGCCTCGTAGACTTCCGGCTCCTCTCTCAGTGGCATAGCGCTTCGCCTCGACAAGCTGTTCACGCAGATGACGGATGTAGCTCGCGGCCTCGTACAGGCCGTACCACTCACATTGTTCTTCGGGGTCCACTTTACCACCTCGAATCAGGCACACTCTCCCCCAGTGATTGGTCGCGGCAGGCCCAAGGGGTGTTCAAGCCATCTTGGCTCAGCAAGTGGGGAGTACATCCGTCCCTTTCAGGCTGTGCCAGATGCCGCGACCAACGGCTTGGCAGTATCACGTTTGCAGTCGCTATACAAATGACATACATTCGCAGACATGAGGACAGGACATGAGCGTGCAGATGGCCAGGGGCGAGAAGCGGCGGCATCCCCCACGCCTGGGTGCCAACTCGGTGTTGAAGCAAACCGTTCCTTTGATGATCCGGGTGACGGAAGCACAGAAGCGCGCCTTCGAGAAAAGGGCTAAGATTCATGGTCTTACAGTCTCGGCCTGGGCGCGGATGATCTTGTTGCGGCAGGTTACGGTAGATGAGGTGGAAGCATGAGCCTGGGCGAAGAACGGGTGCGCAAGAACTTCAATCCTTCGGCTCGTGCTGCCGTCGATGAGATCAAGCAGGGCATCGCCAACCTGATCGATGTCTGCGAAATCGCCAAGGGCCGGGACAGCGAGAAGAACAGGGCGCTTGCCCTGGCTCAGACCCACCTGGAAGAGGCCTGCATGTGGCTGGTCAAGGCCATGACCTTGCAGGATTACCGGGAGGTGCAGGGGCTGGTGGAATATCCCGCCGATCATCCTGCCCCTGGCGATCTGGGGAGCGTGCCGCTGTGAGCGAGCCCCCTGTTGACGAGAAACAGGCGCTTGAGACGCTCAAGACGTTGCGGGCCGAGGTTGCTGTGCGCAGCAACCGCAAGCTCCAGGCCCGCCCCGGCGGATTGATGGAGTTCGTAAGATATTTCTGGTCCGTGGTGGAACCGGAGACCAAGTTGGTCGAGGGCTGGCTGCTGGAGGCGATCTGCGCGCACCTGGAGGCGGTGTCTTTCGGGAAGATCACCAGATTGCTCATCAACGTGCCTCCGGGGAGCATGAAGTCCCTCATGGTGAACGTGTTCTGGCCCGCCTGGGAGTGGGGCGCACTGGCCATGCCGCATCTGCGCTACGTCAGCTTCTCCTATTCCAGTGGCTTGACCGAAAGAGACAACACGCGCTTCCGGCGGCTGGTCGTCTCCGAGCGCTACAAGGAGCTTTGGGGTGACAAGTACAACCTTGAGAAAGAAGGCGAGATCAAAATCACCAACGACAAGACTGGCTCGAAGTTTGCGTCCTCGGTTAAGGGAATTGGGACGGGTGAACGTGGAGATCGCGTGGTCATTGACGACCCGCACGATGTTCATAAGAGCGAATCAGACGTGGTTCGAATTGATACCGTGCGTTGGTTTAGGGAGACGATCACAGACAGACTTAACAACCTTGATGAGAGCGCCATCGTCATCATTATGCAGCGCGTTCACCAGTCTGATATCAGCGGCTTTATCCTTGAGCAGGGCTGGGCGTACTGCCACCTCATGGTGCCAATGGAATACGAGCCTGGACGAGAGCCCTTCAACCCTCTCGGTTGGAAGGACCCGCGAACGGAAGACGGTGATCTCGCATGGCCCGAGAGATTCTCGCCCGAAGCAGTCGCCAATATCGAACGGGAGAAAGGCAGTTTTGCTTACGCTGGGCAGTATCAGCAGCGCCCCGCCCCCCGAGGAGGAGGAATAATCCAGAGGAACTGGTGGCGGCCCTACACGGAGGCAGAATGCGGAAAATTTGGCGTTCCCTGGCCCAAGTTTCCCGTGATGAGCTACACGGTGCTGTCTTTGGACACCGCGCAGACCGAAAAGAAGCAGAACGACCCGACAGCGGGCGTGGTTCTGGGCGTGACGCGCGATATTTGGGAAAATCGCCGCCTAATCCTGATGTGGGCCTGGACCGAGCGCCTCGAACTCTACGAATTGATAAAAAAGATCGAGGAGACGGCAAAGAAATTCAAGATCGATAGAGTTTTGATTGAGGACAAGGCTTCTGGCCACCCAGTAGCACAGGAATTGCGACGGCGCGGGCGGATCATCTCGGATGTGCTTAGCCACAACCCCAAGACCCGTGATCGCGCGGATTTTGGCGTCCAACTGGTCACTCCCGATGGGGACAAGGTGGCCCGAATGTATGCAGTGCAAAATCTCTTCGAGTGTGGATTGATCTATGCCCCAGCCGAATCAACCGGCATGGGGGACTTTTTGTTCAAGGACTGGGCCGACAAGGTGATCTGCGAATGCGCCGACATGCCAAAGGGCACGCACGACGACTTGGCAGACGCCATGAGCCAAGCCCTCTCGCATATGCGTGCGCTGGGGCTGGCGACCCTCCCCGACGAGGACGAACTCGAAGACATCGAGGAAAGAAAGTACCGGAGGGAGCCCAACCCGCTGTACCCAGCCTACGGCGGACTGACGATCATGGGAACGTGATGATCGTGAACATCCAGGACAAGAACGAGCCGGATTTCCTGCGGCACCGATCTGAGCTAGCCTGGGATCGCATCCAGCTAGCGCATATTGCTGCCGTACAGGAGTCGCTCGTGGATTATGCCATGACGGCGTGGCGGCCCATGAATATCGAGCCGCCCACGGACATTCTTCTCCTCACGACTTGTGAGGAGGGGGTGGTTCTGATGACCCAGACCCAGTTTGGGGAGTGGCGCACGTCCGGTGGGCTTCCGCATAAGCCGCCAAGGGCCTGGATGCCCTGTCCGCCTCCTCTGCCCAGCAACGACAACGGTTCTTCCCGGTAGTCTCTCTCGTAATCCCGCGAATCAGCTAGATTCGAGACATGGTAGATGTCTCGATCAACGGAAAGCCCGTCTCCGGGGGTGGTGCGGGGAGCGATCCCCCTGCTCGCACCGAGCATTATCTCAACGAATCCGATCATTACCGTAATCTGGCTTCCAACCTGGAGTTCGACTCCCAGGGCCAGGAAGGCGCAGAGGATGATCTTACGGTGGTCATCCAGGAGGACGCTTCCAAGCCTGTCGAGCAAGTGGGGATAGAACGCGCTGACGGCGCGCTGATTATTCGTTTGGACGGAAAGCCCTACACACGAGAAGCCGAGGGCAGCGCCAAGGAGCACGATGCGAATTTAGCCGAGCATATAGACGACCAGGAACTGGCCCGCATCTGCGATGAACTCCTGAATGGTATCGATGCTGACGAGAGGATGCGCCAGGAGTGGCTGGATCGAAGAGCCTCCGGGATCAAGCACCTCGCGCTGAAGATCGAAAACCCCAGAAGCCCCTCGGTGGACGCCGATACGGCGGTGGAAGGCCAAGCCACGATACGCTCTCCCATCATGCTGGACGCGGTGCTGCGTTTTCAGGCCAACGCCAGGGGAGAACTCTTACCGGCGGGTGGGCCGGTCAAATTCCGCAACGACACCACGCTCAAGACCCCCCATCGTGATTTCCTGGAACAGCAGATGAAGCTGCCGCGCGAAGACCGGGGCGACGATAGAGATGTGCTCGCGGAGGACATGGAGACGCTGTTCAACAGATATCTCACTGTCGTGGACAAGGAATACTACCCCGACACGACCAGGATGTTCTTCTTGCAGGGTTTTTCGGGCTGCGCCTTCAAAAAGGTGTACCGCTGCCCGATCCGAAGACGCCCCGTGTCGCGGGCCATCGATGCTGCCGACATTATCGTGAGCGACAACGAGGTCTCACTTCATGAGTGCGGGCGTGTCACGCATCGTATCCAAATGCGACAGAGCGTGATGAAGCGGATGCAGCTTGCCGGGACCTATGTGGAGGTGGACTTGACCACCCCCGTTGGGCTCACGCCCGACTCTATGGAGCAAGCCGAGAGCGATGTGGCGGGGCTCAGCACATGGTCGCAGCGTCCCGACGATTACAAGCACACGGTCTATGAGTGCTACTGCGAACTGGACATTGCGGGCTTCGAGCACACCGAGAAGGGCAAGATTACGGGATTGCCTCTTCCCTACAGGGTGACCATCGACAAGGACTCGCAGACCGTCCTGGAGGTGCGCCGCAACTGGCAGGAGGGTGATGACCGCTATATCAAGCACATGCCCATCGTGAAGTACCCGTTCGTTGACGGAATGGGCTTCTACGGAATTGGACTGCTTCACATTATGGGCAACGCAACCGCAGCCATCACCACGGCGTGGAGGCTGGCGCTCGATTGTGGAGGTTTCGCGTCCTGGCCGGGGTTTCTCTACAGCGAGACAGTGGGGCGGCAGGACACCATGACGTTTCGGGTGGGACTGGGGTCCGGGGTAAGGATCAATACCGGCGGACAGCCGATTGGCCAGAATGTCATGCCGCTACCCTACAAGGATGCAACGGCAGGATTGTTCCAGATCACCCAGCATATCGAAGAGGAGGCCAGACGGGTGGGTGGCACCCCGGAATTGATGGTTGGTGAGGGCCGCCAGGATGTCCCGGTGGGGACGACCTTGGCCATGATCGACCAAGCCACCAAGGTCTTGGACAGCGTTCATAAAGGCATGCACATCGCCCAGGCGGAAGAGTTTGATCTGCTTCGTGAACTCTTCAAGGAGGACCCGGAAGCTCTGATGTGCGCTATCCCCGCCAGCGCGACCTTCGAGTGGGAGCGCGAGGACGTAATTCGCGCGCTAAATGACTGTAATCTGTCACCGCAGGCTGACCCTAATACGCCTTCCCACACTATACGTGTGATGAAAGCGGTCGCCCTGGTTCAACTGGTGCAGCTAAATCCTGCGATGTTCGATCTGCACGCTGTGGTGCGAAGGGTGAGCACGATGGTGGGGCTTGGAAACATAGACGAGTTGTTCGCGCCCGAGCAGTCTCAGCAAGACCCGAAGAACGCCCAGGCCATGCAGACGGCGATGCAGAAGATGCAGGAACTGGCGCAAAAAGAGAGAGACTCCCAGCGCAAGGCGCAATTGGACTTAATCATCCAGGGCATGAAGAACTCGGTGGAAGGCCAAAAGCTCCAGGGCCAGGAACGCGAGCGCCAATCACGCGAGCGGATCGAGGGTGCGAAACTCGACCAGAAGCAGATGGAGTTGGCGCAGATGGCGCTGGTGCATCCGATGAGCACGCCGGTTGCGCAGACATGGCCGGGAGTCCCTGGGCAAAGCAGGCCGAATCGAATTATCTGAGCCAAGTTACCGGAGAACGCCACCGAGGACGCGAAAATGGCACACCCTATGAAGTCGCAGGCCAATGCCTCCCAGAAGCGGCGCTTGGGGAAGCTTGGCGCGAAAGCCGGAAAGGCCCACGGCTCGTCAGCGATGTACAGCCAGACGAGCTATCCGAAGGGGGCTGGCACCCAGAGGGAGTTCACGATCAGTGGCGGCAACGCGAAGAGCCGTCCAGATCGCTTCGCTTCGGGCGGCAGCGTGAAGAAGCGCCACAAGGCCGCGACCACCAACATCATCATTTCGCACGCAGGTGGCAGAGGTGGAACTGGTGGCGGTGGCGGCGCGGGCGGTCAGCCTAGCGGTCCCGTGCCGGTCCCGGTGCCGAGACCTGTTCCGGTTCCCGTGGGAGGAGCCCCGGCAGGGCCGGTGATGCGACCCCCTGCCCCGCCGGTTGTCGCGCCTCCAGCCGGTCCCCCGATGGCTGGTGCTGCGCCAATTCGCCCCCCGATGCCCGCTGGTCCGCCGATTCCTCCGGTGCGGCCCCCAGGCATGAAGAAGGGTGGCGTTGTGAAGAAGGCTGAAGGCGGAAGTGTGAAGGGGAGCTATCCCGGTTTCCCTAAGTCACCGACGAGCGGAACCACCGATGCGGTGTCGGCGCACAAGAAGGGTGGGGCCGTGTTGAAGCGTGAGTTTGGCGGCGGTGCGGGCTCCATGGGCGGTGCCGGTTCCATGGGCGGTGGTGGTGCTGGCGGTGCTGGCCAGGGCTTGGCGGGATTGCTGGCGCAGTCGATGCCGGGACGAAAACCCGTTCCCGCTCAGAGCTTCACGCCCAACATTTCGGGTTCTAGTGGTATTCCGCCGCAAGCCAACGTGGTGCCGATGCCGCCTGCGGGGCTGTTCACGCGCAACGCGCCTGGGACCACCACGCAGTTTGCCAAGAAGGGCGGTGGTGTACACGACGACGAGGCCGAGGACCGCAAGCTGTTCGGCAAGATGATGAAGGAGCGCGGCAGGAAAAGCGGTGGCATCGTGAAGACGCCTGTGACCAATGCTTCTGGCGGTGGTGCGGGTGGGAAGGCGCGGCTCAAGAAAACCAGTGCCGCCAAGAGCGTCCCCGACAAGACCGAGAGCGGCTCACCCAGCCCCGGCTATAATTCGGCTCCGCGTGGGATGTCGGGCAGCGTCTACCACCAACAGGGCAAGGGGGTAAGGTGAACGGCGTTGACTATTCGTTTGCCAATATCCTGGAGCAACGCTTGCTCTGGGAATTGCGCGGCGAGGACGGCAACGGTGGGCTCTATCAAGGTTTGATGGCCAGTCCCGACTGGGACGGTGTGAATCGCACCAGGGGAATGATCCAGGGCTATGAGAATGTCCTGCGCCTGATCCAGGAAGTGCGGCGCAAGATGAACGACGAAGCGGAGCAACCAGTCTACCGGCGACCCAACTAGAAGAACACTTTAGAGGCCAGACGATGAGTTTGATTACGCCGACTTTTGCGCGGCCCAACAATGCGCTGTTGGGCACGATGCACCAAGCACCACGCCCGCCGTATTGCGACGACGACATCGAGGATTACAAGGCAGACCCGAAAGGGTTTCTCCTCGACAAGTTTGAACTGCATAGAAACTCCATCCGGGTGTTCCACAACTGGATCATCACGGCCACCTACTATCTGCCCGATCAGCTAGACGTTGAAGGCACGGACAGGAAGCTGATCCTCCCCGACAAGGTTCTGGATGAAGCGCTGTGGCAAGGCAAAGTCGGCCTTGTCGTGGCGATGGGGCCGCTCGCGTTCAAGGATGACGAGCACATCAAGTTTGCCGGACAGCAACTGAGCGTGGGCGACTGGGTGATGTACGACATCATGGAAGGACGGCAGTTCACGATTGGGCGGCTGCACTGTCGGCGGCTGAAGGACACCCAGGTCGTGATGCAAGTGGAGGACCCGAGGCTGATTTACTAAGAGGAGGGGGGCGCTACACCAGTGCCCCAGAGGCCATGGCTGATGAAATCGCTGCTCCCGACACGCGGGAGGACGAGAACCTTGTCGTAAACCTGGACGAAGAGCCGGAAGTCAAGATCGAAGAGGCTGGCAGAAAAGCCGCTACACCAGAAAAACCACCGCCTGTTCCAGGTCCATCATCCCCGTCTCCGCAGAGTGGTCTGGCCGAGCTTGAGCGACAGATGTTGGCCGAGCGCGCGGAGCGCGAGCGTGTTACCGCGATTGCCCAGCAGATTGCCCGCGAGCGCGATCAGGCGATCATGTTCGCGCAAG